GATGGCATAGTTCTTGCTTATCAGTTAATTGCTCTTTGGCTAATTGTTTAGCCCATTGTATTTGCTTATTTGACGCCTGTGCATCTAGGGGCATTGCTATAGATAGAGATATCCCAATAGCGAGTGCTACCAGGCGAGCTAGCCCTATCGGGCTCGCCTTGAGCCCCTGATGGGCTCTAGCGCTGAGAGTACCATGGCAGTCAAGTGGATGAATCATATTAAACTACCCCAATTCGGACATAAGTTAATTGTGAAATACATCACTATCGATTGTCTGTTGAGTAGAAGCCTGATCCCTTGAATGAGACCCCTACAGAGCTGTAAACTTTATGCATAGATGAATGACAGAATGGGCATTCCAGATCATGAGGCTCATTGATACTCATCCATTGCTCGATTCTTGCATTAGATTCGCATTGCTCATTATCACACTCGAACTCATAAGTCGGCATCTGGATCAACCTCACACGTCTTACATGTAGGCGTGAACGCCCACGCACCGCACATCTTGCAACGCATGGGCTCTAGTGTATCCCGATCACCCTTGAAATCCCCGTAACCTGACTTGAGCAATAGATCGACCAGATCACCAAGCCGCATAAAGGCCAGATAATCCTGAGGATTAGCTTCTCCTTGGCCATTTAAGCGACACACCACGATTGGCAAGTCATTGGACTTGCTAGCTCTTTTAGTGACCTGATCGATCCACGGCTTAGGCTGGAACGCCGATCTAGCCTTAACCTCCATGTCGAACGGCACATGGGTTATGTCTTTTCCAGCCCCTCGACCGATGTCCGCATGAGCCCACCAAGTCGATAGGTACTTGGCGACTGTACGTTCAGTCGAGAATCCCCGGTATTTACGGCTTTGTGAGGCCATTAACCGCATGACACTTTCTGCATGACCACGCCTTATTAGTCAAGTTCACTTTGATCTCTGATACTGGAATCGCTTCATTACATAAGCAACATCTAGTCATCATCGTGAACTCTTCTAAAATAGCCTGGACTTCTTTAGATCGTGCAATCTCATCATCTGTAGGAAATGACTCCCATTCCCCGTCTTGATTCATGAACTGTAGTTTTCCCATTAGACTCTCGCCTTCTGGCGTTGCCATGTACCATCTGGGGCAATCTCATACCAAATCGGATCTTTGCATTGATCGATCCGCGTTGATGTGCATTTGAAATGACCCCAAGGCTTACCCGCCTTACTTGTGCCAGTTTTCCACATCATTTCGCCATGATGGCATTGTGGAATATCCTTCTCTGTCTGGCCTCCAATAATCTCTTTCACCATCGATACAGCTTCCCCCATTGTGGGCGGCATAGTCGCTGGCTTGATAGTCCATGGATCGTCCTCCTTTACTACTGGAATGTATTCGCCAGATGTACTAGCCATCTTAGCCTTTACTTCATCGATGCTAGCCTTTACTTCATGCGACTTATTAACTTTGACCATCTCTTCTCGTGACGCTCGCTTTCCCTTTGTTGCATATCCTGCGTTAGCAAGCGCTCGACCGATAGCACTAGTCTCACAATTCTCCAGCGCGCTTGTCGCATTGACACCTCGACCTTGAATCGTTTCCTCTGCAAGTCCTGTAGTCCATGGACGAATGTCCGCCTCTGTACGATATACAGAAGCCTCAACAATAAAACGGCCGGGACTTTGATCAAGTAATTTTGTGTGAATTTGTCCATCTGGGTGATCCTTCCAAAACTTAACTAGACGCTCTTCTACTGTCTCATAATCTTCTAAATTAAACATATAGCTCATTCTCCTCTGTGTGTAGTTGCCCTGCTATTGCCATATATGCCGCAGCGTCGATGTATGTATCGACTTTTGCTGACTCCATACTTCGAGCGAGCTTGACCAATGCCATGCATGACGCCACTTGATAGTCAGTAACAGGCATTTGGAGGAATGCAGACCAGAGGCATGCGGTTCTGGACATATTGTCTGACGGGTGTCCGTAGTCCATTCCACGATCTTGTATAACTGCTTTTGCTTCGTTGAGGAAATCATTAGCCTTCACACTCTCACCTTATCCTTGGCTTCGTAGTAATCTCTGACCGCTTTACGGCCTTTGAGATAACCTACACGAATACCTATTGACCGGCCAAAGTGAAACCATAGCGCCGAGATAGTAATAAGAGCTATAACGTCCTGAGTAACTGTATCGAACATTGTTAAGCCTTTCTGTGGATGCCCTTCATCCGTGGCTTAACCATCTCATACCCCAAAGGGGAAAATCTAGATATTCAGATAACGAAATGGTAACGATTCTGCGTCGTCTATGTGATCGTCTATTGACCGATCAAGATCGTTATCTAGGTCGTCCATAACGCTTCCCAGCGACTACGAAGGTGCCGTCTTTCTCAAAGTAGATCAGATCGACTTGCACATTCTTACCATCGACGTACATGATGGCGAACGCCTGTTGCCAGTTAGCCGAACCCTTTGTGTAGCCTGCCTTAGAGAAGTCCATTAAGTTGCCAACCTCGACGCCATGCAGGATACGCCCTATACGGCCTCCAGAGGCCTCTGAGAACGATGATCTGCCTGCCCTGTGAGTATGCCCTGAGATAACGCTCTTCCCGTGCCTACGAGCCGCCTCAAGGGCTGAAAGGCCTCCCTGTGACTTAATAGGGGTATGGTCGCCATGTACTGCAATCCAGTTAGGCGCAATACTATATGGCTTTTTGTGGAAAGTAATTCCTAGCTCATCGAATCTCATGAACTTCTCGAACCTAAGTTCTGGCAATGACAGGAATGAGGGAATCTTCCTCATGATCTGATTGTAAAGGCGGTCTGTGTGATTAGACCGAATCGTCTGTGTTACCTGTAGATCGTAAAGTACTTGAACAGCCTCATCGCGATCATCTCCAAGTGTCTGCTCATAGGCTTCGGGTGTGCCTTCTGACCATTTCGAGATGGTGTTGAAGTCAATCTCATCCCCTATCGTTACTACTTCGTGCGGCTTGAACTTACTGATAAAACTGGCTAGATTCTTAACTGCGTGTCTATCGTGGAACGGAACCTGTAGGTCGCTCACTATGACTATGCGCTTCATTAGTCCTCTTCGTCATCCTCATAGGGTAGGCGATCCACTCGGTCGGGGATCGATGGCAAGATCCAATCAGGGTAAGCATCTCGATCAGAGATAATTGCTAGACAGATATCGATGGCAAAGCCAGCCCGGCGCAATGCGCGATACATCTCATGCAGGCTAATAGCCCACGCGTCTAACTGTGAATAAGTATCTAGATCGATTACCTTCTTCTTAGCCATGTAAAAATTATCGCTCTAAGAGTATGTTGTAGATCTCATCGACACGCGAGTTTAGTCGCTTAATTTCAGACAGTAGATGCGTGATGACATAACCTGCAAGGCCACCGATTACTGCAAGGCTTGCAAAGTAAAGAGTGAAGAAGTTTTCTTGACTCATTCTTTCGTCACGCCAAAGGATGCGTCCGATGGGTTGAGCCATCGCAGGATTACTGGGGCTACAGCTGCTACCCCGGCCATCGCCAAAGTCTTAGGATCCTGCACTCCTGCCATGTATAGCGCTAGAGCAGCGGCTAAGAATGAGCGAGCCCATGATGCTGCGAGTGATTTTGCCTGTTCCATTATTTGCCTCCTAGTAACGGGATATTAAAGAAAGAGCCGTCTTGATCGCCTTGTTTAGAGAAAGAGATATGGCAATGCGCGTTATGTGGATTAGATCCAGAATACTTGCGCCAGCGCCAGCCCATGCGAGACGATGCAATTCGTCCTGCGAAGATGATGTATGAGATTCGCTTCTCGCCTGCTTTGGCGGCGAGTCGAAGCTGATCTGCAATATCGGGCATGAGGTCGGGCTTGCCTGACTTATGTACATCTCGATCGACATCGATGGCGCGAACCACCCCTGTCGCTGGATCAGGGTTGTGATCACTAGGACGCGCTGAATGACGGAGATCGCCGATCCAGCCATCGGAACGCCTATCACGATCTGGGAAGGTGTCATCGAATTGCTCGCGTAACTGTTGCCCAGCCTTACAGAGTATGGGCTTCATTCGCGCACTCCCATTGCTTAAGATCGTTTAGTAATAATTCTTCATGACCGCACTCAGGCATAGGTGCAATGAATGCATCATCGATTGGATCGTAAGTAAATCCAATTCCTGCATAGTTAAATCTTATATTGCCGTTATAGCTTGTTCGCTTGCAGACTTGCCCTCTAAAATTGCTGTACCAAGTTTCAGTGTCTAAGCCTTCGATTAGTTCTGTTTCGTCAATGCCAGTAATAACTTCTGTGACGATATTGGAATCATCTAAGAATGCGTAGTGTGCCATTATGCCGCCCAGCTTACGTTACCAGTACCAGCGGTAATTGTTGTCCTCTTAAATCCACCTGACGGAGATGAGGTCGTACCTGTCAATCCAGCGCCGATAGTGATTGTTAAAGTATCTGGGTATCTTAAAATAACTACTCCTGAACCGCCAGCACCGCCTGCGGTTACGTTTGATCCTTCAATGTGTCTAGCACCACCGCCACCGCCACCTGTGTTTTCGGTTCCCGCTGAGCCAGTAGTAGAAGATGCACTTGTAGCGCCACCTGCGCCACCACCGCCTGAACCGCCTGCCCCAGATGTGCCTGAGGCATAAACGCCACCGCCACCACCACCGCCACGTGTAACACTTGAACCTGTTATAGATGATGCAACGCCAGCGCCACCAGCGCCGCCCTGTCCAGAAGTTCCAGTCACTCCGACTGCACCAGCTCCGCCACCGCCACCTGAACTCGTAGCGCCACCTGTTTGTAAAGATGTGCCACCAGCGTAACCTTGATTCGCTGTTCCTGATCCCGCCGTACCGCTAGCACCAGCATAGACATCTGCACCGCCACCTGAACCGCCAGTCTTGCCATTGCTTCCAGAAGATGCGCCGTTAAATCCAGCTCCGCCACCGCCACCTGTAGAGGTTATGGTAGAGAAAATAGAATCCGATCCATTAGTACCTATGGAAGTGTTGCTAGTAGTACCAGCACCTGCTGCGCCGCCTGCACCGACTGTTACCGAGTAATTCGTGGATAGAAGCAAAGTTAAAGAAGATTCTGCAGAACCACCGCCACCTGAAGATTCTCCTGTTATAGAACATCGATAGCCACCTGCACCGCCACCACCACCGAAGAATCCACCGCCACCCGCGCCGCCTGCAATTACTAGATAATTGCAAGAAAAGTTAGGTGCAACTCCTAGGCCATAGATGCCTACAATATTATTAAGCATTACGCAATGGCTCCTACGATGTACCAAGTATCCGTGCCAGTCTTGATGCACGCCGCTGTCTTATTTTGTCCAAGTGTTGGAGAGGCTGGAACTGAGCCAGCCGAGAGAACTGTAGTAGTGCCAGAAGTAACTGCCGAGATGGTGCAGAGCCCAGCGCCTTTGTTAAGAATAGTTATAACAGATCCGACAGGAATAGCCGCTGTAGCGTTGGTAGGGATCTTAAGCGCTACGGCTGTTCCCTTGTTCATAGACACTAGGACTTGATAGGAGTCCACAATAGCGACTGTGTAGTCGTCGGTCTTATCGGCAATGACATCAAAGGTTACTAGGCCGTTATAGTCTGCCGCCGTAAAGATGTCGCCTGTAGTCGCTGGAAAGCCTGTAGCCATTGTTTTCTCCTAGTATCCCATTATGGATTGTCCGATTATACCGTAAGTCGAGGATCCTATGATGAATCCTTCTACTATAGGCTCAAGTGTTGTTACTGTAACCTTCATGCTATTAGGGGTTATATCCCACGCCAATCCCTGCGCTTGTAAGGTCTTGACGATTGTACTCGAATCAGGCT